AAAACCTAATGACCTCATTACTTCTTTTTCATTGTTTCTGTAAAACTTACCAGACCTTTTCATTTCTTCACATCCTTTACTAATACCTATCGGCAATTATTTATAACATATTTGAAATACTATCACCGATACAAAAATCAATCATACTTTTATACTGTACTTCTTCAGCTATCAGACACCGTAAATTATTGAGACCAATAGCAGCGACCATTGTTAAATCCATATTGTTTGTTGGAATTATATATTCACAACTGTAAGCTCTTAACTCACCAATATTAGATTTCTTACTGACCATTGTTATTTCCCAATACTTTTCAGCAAGCTTTCTGAAATATACAGGAATGTAAGTTTTCATGCCACGTTCATTTTCAACAGGTAAGTGATATTCAAAACTTACACACTCTTTTGACTCATTGTCATTTCTACGATTGATTAAGTCTTTAGTATTTAACATTGACTCGTTTACCTCCTTTACCTTTCGATTTATTGTAAGATTTAATAACCATTGTAGCTATCTGAGTTAAGTATTCTCTATCGGTATCTGTTAACCGATAAGGTAAATCAAAACCAGTTGAACCATCAAAGTCATTAAATACATACCAGTATTTTGTTTGTTCTAAAACTTCTTTTGGAGTTGTATTCATATACATTACGAGTTGTTGAGATATATAGTCAAACTGTTTATCTGTTATACAACTCTCTGACATATTGTAATACATAATACTGAATACTATAATTCTTCTTTGTATGTATTCTATTCTTGTTTTATTATCCCAGTATTTTGTAGGTAAATAACTATCAAAGTCATATCCTTTATTTGTAGGTAACATATTGATATACTCCTTTATGTATTCTATTCTATGTCTTTATATCTATCTTACTTATAAAGAAAGAAATATAAAAGAAAGAAAGTATTTCAATATCTATGTGGACGACTACGAATTACCATCATATCGTGTTGAGATTTTACTTTACCATTTACACCACAAGTAGCTCTTAAGGTTTTATTGAACAACTGTTCATTACATAAATCACAAATAGTGATTATATGTTTATCTGTAAAAGCTATATCAAATAACTCTAAGCTATTCTTTCTTGTAGCACCACAAACCTTACATACACAATCAGATGATTTATTTATTCGCATCCGTATCTGATTACCCTTAGACATTTTGCAACCACTCCTCTCGTTCATAATCATACCATTCAAGGAAAGCTGCTTTTGATATACTCATTAAGGATTGTACTTTCTCAGCAACTTTCTTACCTATAGTTATATCATTACCAGACCATACAACAAAATGTTTACGATTGATAATGACTCTTACGACATATCCATGTCCATACTTGGAATAATTATCTACATTCAGATATTTAATTCCAGTTTCGCTTTTTGATTTATTCAAGACCATCAGGTAACTCCTCACACTCTTCTACGTTTAATATTGACAAACAATCATTTATACTATCTCTGGCATCTATTAAACAATTAGCAAGATTTATTGTAGCATCATCTGTGAGTACAGTTAAAGGTTCATCTTCAATGCCTAACTCAACTTCTATCTCTGATACCTTTTCCTGTAACTTTTTGGTGAACTCTACTTTCTGCTTTTTGTTTATAAAGTCACCAAAGACAATTATTTTTCCCATTATTTTATTTAAGCCTCCTCGTACTTCATTTTATTCTTTGCCTCATAATATTCATAAAGCTTGTCTATGATATTTTCAGCTTTTGCTTCACCTATTCCTTTGACAGATAATAATACAGACTTAAATTCTTCATACTCAAAGTCTATAACTACATTATCATCCGGATTGATTATTATACTTCCCTCTGGTACATCTGAACATGCTTGTTGATAGCCTTGTTCAAAAGCTGTATCAAAGAAAGTTCCTAACCATCTACTAAATTCATTCTTTGTCATTCTCTGACACTCTTTATACTGATTAAATGGCATTTTGTATTTACCCATTTACAAACTCCTTTACTTGTAAAACCTTATATCACCTGATTGATATAAATACTCAAGATTTCTACTATGCCAATTATCCTCGTCACTACAACTTTCAAAATATAAACTACCATCAGATGTATCGACACCATTAAACAATTCTTCTGTTACCAAATCAACTGCTTTATAAGCATCATCTGATGGTTCTGTATAATACCAACTACCCCCCTGTACTAATGGACTAAATTGATATACACCGTTATGATTTTCTTTAATCACTTCCTCAATGGTACCAGGAAACTTATCTGATTTTACCCTATTGAGAACTGTCAAAACTACTAGCATTCTTGTTTCGATATTTTGATTACCTGCTTCACATTCATTTATCTTTGCTAACAGATATATTTCGTTTTCTGTTAATTCTAAAACTTTTTGACAACTATCCGTGACAGTTACATCGGTTAACGAAGTATCTTCTGATAAACTCTGGTCTGACATATAACCATACATAATTTCTGTGATACCAGCTATAGGTAAATTTTGTTTTGTGTTATTTTCAGACCGTTCGATGTACTGTACATAAGTATTGGTCTCATACGTCACTGATGAAGGAGTTAATATCACATCATCTGCTTTCTTATTATATAATAATGATAAAAACATTATTGAGAATACAATAAGAAGATTTATTACAATTATCCTAAATAACTCCTCGTCATTACTATACTTTTTCCTCTTCACTTTCATTATCCTCCCTATCACTATATCCTACTGAACACTCTGAACAGATACCATATTCACAACTTGAATGTCCTGTTCTACAATTATACTCTTCTTCCTCAGTTGGGATATATAAACCTGTCACTTCTTTCATACCCTTATTACTCCTTTCTTGATATATTATACCATACCAATATATTGATTATATCATATAGAATAAAGTCAATCAATATATGGTCTTTTTAATTCATTCATAAGGCCTCATATAGACCTCCTGGTTCAAACTTATATATGAGAGATATTTCACCTTGACTCAGGAATTTAAGTTTGACTAGGAGGTCCTCAGAGGTTCAGGGATATACTTCAAAGGAGTCCCTTTCTCTCTAACCACTTCTCATAATCATTTACGAATAAGAGCATCTCCTGCAATCTTGAGTATTCACAACTCACTTCGCCATCACCATCCTCAACGGTAAATCGTTCACTTGGAACAGGTGGTGCTTCGCCTTTCCCTATCTTATCAGCAAATGACTTGAGGAACCACGATATTAAGAAAACAACTATCGGGATAAAGAGTTCTCCACCTACCGCGAAATATCCTCTACTTATATATGTCTTGATACCAATATACCACATGATATATGGTAAACATATAATCAAGAGTCGTGATATAGGATAAATGCTGGTAGAAAGCACATATAATATGATACTTAACATTTCTCCAATCACAGCTCTTAATATCTTAAAAAATCTTTTATTCACCGTACTCTCTCCTTTCCAGTAACTGCTTGTAATAAGACTTCTTTATATCTATATGTTGGTCCATCCTATTCTGATAACCCTTAATCTTACACCAAGCACAATTTGTTTCTTCACTGATAAAGAATGACTTATGAGCTTCCTTACATATAGTACAGTGATTTGCTCTCACCTCTTCTTCAATTAGTGAGCAATACAAATGTAGGATAACAGTTGGAGATTGTTCATCGTGTACCTTTTCATATTCAACCTGTACACTTCTCAATTCATCTTTAGCCAGTACATTTGAAGCATACCACTTTGCTGCTTTAAGATAAGCTTCTTTCATTGTTTTAGCGGTGAACTTTCTGCTCGCAAATTCTTCTGTATATAATAGACCTTGCATCTTTATTTGCCCTCCCTTCTTGCTACGAGGACCTGCTCTTTTGCTATCTTGTCTACATATTCATTAAATGTGTTACCTGAGTGTCCTTTCACCTTACTGATAGTTAACTGTATATTCTTCTCAAGTAGCTTACCCCTAAGCTTTAAGAACATTAACCATAAGTCTTTGTTCTTTATGTCCTCACCACGAGTTGTTTTCCATCCATTCATTCGCCAATTTTCAATCCAATTATTGTTTATTGAATTGACCACATAAGCACTGTCTGAAAATAACTCATATTCCATACCTCTTGTGTGTTCTTTCAAAATCTTTTTGAATGCTTCAACCACAGCTTTCAACTCCATACGATTATTAGTAGTCTCTACCTCATAACCATGTATCTCGTCTATGCTTTCCTCTCGGTTGAATACTGCACCCCATCCACCTGGACCAGGATTTTCAGAACATGCACCATCGGTGAATATCCTTACTTTCAACTCTATTTCCTCCTCTTTAAGTTTTCTTTTTTCATTTCTGACCACAGATAAATTACTAACTTAGCATATAATTCATATATACACATACCAAAGATATTCTGTTTCTGCTGTAAGTTAGTTTCATCTATTACCTCACATCTGAGGACATCATAATCTTCATTTGCCTGTGAGTCAAGACTAATACTTCTTACCCATATCTGATACCTATAACATACCAGATGCACTAATTTCTCAATCGCTTCTATTGGTACCTGCTTTTCATCTGAATACTTAGAAAGTGGCTTTACCTTACTCAGCGCTTTCTGAATTATCTGCTTATTTTCTTTGTCTCTGTAGTCAAGGTTTAATAATTCTGATGTAGTCATATCATTTACTCCTAATACAAGTTATGGCTGGTATACCTTCTCATATTTCAGATTAGCATACCAGCCTCTTAACTCACTTATTAACCTTAACCATAGGTGGGTTCATCGGAAAGCTAGTATCTGCTCCCTCTCAAATCTCCCACTCATCATCGTCGTCGTCATCGTCGGCATCATCCTCTTCCTCAGGTTCAGCCTTCTTTGCTGCTTTCTTAGCAGGTGCCTTCTTCTCGGCCTTCTTTGTCGGAGCCTTCTTAGCAGACTTCTTAGGAGCTTCCTCTTCATCGTCGTCCCACTCTTCATCATCCTCGGCTTCAGCCTCTTCTACTTCTGCAGCTGCTGCTTCATCTGCCTTCTTTAACAGACCGATGTAGTACTTAGCAGGCTTCTTCTGCTCTGCCTTAATCTTTCTCTGCTTGCAAAGCTTGTACAGCTCAACTGCTGACTTACCCTCATAATCGTCTCCGGACTCCTCTGCATCATCTTCATCTTCTGCATCAGAACCACCAGCCTGAGGACCATACTTCTTGAGATACTTAAGCATGCTGTCGTGAGAGAGGTCACCATACTTCTCCTTGCAATCCTTACGCTTACCCATCTCGCCAAGAAGCTTGTACATCTTAGCATTGTTCATTGAGTCATAATCGTAAGCTGCATCGCCTGCATCTTCATCATCCTCTTCGTCGTCTACTTCCTCTTTCTTAGGACGTCCAGCCTTTGCCTTCTTAGCAGGAGCTTTCTTTGCCGGCTTCTCCTCTTCTGTATCATCATCCTCATCTTCGCCATCGGCATCTCCTGCTGCCTCAAGCTGCTTCTTGATAGCTGAGTTAATCTTATTTGCTGACAGATACTCAGGGAAGAAACTCATAAGGTCTACGAAGTCCTCACCAGCCTTTACTGCAACCCTTGCAATCTTCTGAGTAAGTAAGGGATACCTTTTACCCAGGTCCATAAGAGCCTCATTGTCTCCATTTTCTGCGATTACCTGAACCGCTTCTGCAATTGAATAATTCTTTGCCATTGTCTTAATCTCCTTTTCATTTTTTTTATTTTACTTTGGCAACAACGTTACTGCTTCGCTCAACTGAGCAATTATTATGAAAAGCCTTTCGGCAATTTTCATCAGGTTTGTATTTTCCTTAAAGCTTCATAATACTTTGAGGACCCAAACAATCTGATTGTATTTATCGTATCTTGGTCTAAACCCTTGAGGATTGCTATTCGCATTATATCCTCTAAATTCATACCAGCTTTTTCAAGCTTGGTTGTCATTATTTCACATCGATACGATACCGTATGTCTGATACCTTTTTGTTCGATTGTCTTTCGTAAATCTTTTACGAAGTCTACCAATTCTATATTACCCTTGGTTAATTTAAGTTCTACATTTCTATCATAGTCGAACTCTATGATTGCGAACCTATCAAGAGTAGCACTATCAAGTACCATTCTACCTGTATACTTATCATCTGCTCCATTTCCAACTGTATTACCGGCAGCTACAAAATGTACATTATCAAAATCTACTCTACCATTTGGAAACTCAAAATATCCATTGGCAATCGCTGCATTTAATAATACCAAAACATCAGGAATACTAGCATCTATTTCATCTAAAAAGAATACACATTCTTCATCAGATGTACAGGCTTTATAAAATTCTGTTTCGTGATAATCACCACCTGCATCAATAAACCCAGTTAACTTGTATTCTTGTTGAATACTATTTGAGAAATAAAATTCCCAACCGAGTTCTTTTGCTATTGTTTCAACTGTATGGTTCTTACCACTTCCAGCAGGACCTGCTAAATAAACAGGTATACCATACTCAATACAGGTCATTATCTGTTCATACTTAGGATGTCGTACTTTTCCTTTTGGTATCTCTACCTTAGGAACTTCTGGTTCTGGTGTTTCGATTTCTTCCGGTGCATCACCTTGTTCGACTTCTTCAAAATCTTTAGGTAACTCTACTTCCGGTATCTCACAACCTTTATCTTCAACTTCCTTTCGTATCTTACCAGATAAACCCTCTGTAGACTTTCTATATTTTCCTTTTGTGTCATATTCTCGTGTTATACCTACCAGATTATAGTCTCCATCAAAAGTTATTCTACAACCAGATATGATAACAAATTTATTACCATTACTATCTGCTCCAGCTTTTCTTCTGTAAGGATAATTTCGTTCTGGTGAGTTATTGAACTGAATTACTATATCAGCAAATCCAGCTCTACTGCTTCTACCGATACTCAACACTTTTATATTAACCGGTTGATTTGCACTCATATAATTTTCCTCATTTACTTATCAACTTTGTTCTTACAAACTCTTGGTGATTTATTTCCCTCTCACCATCTTACCTATTTATTATATCATAATATATTATGAACGTCAATAGATAAGTGAAAATATTTTTATAAATTTTCCAAATCTTCTAAAGTATTGATTTTATCAATGTCTTTGTTTATGAATTGAGGAAGTAAAATATCATCTGGCCATATACTTCTTAATACCTGAGGAGATTGAGGACTACCATACCCATGTAAAAAACTTTTACTTACCGGAGGATGTACCTCAATAAACCTAAAATATAATCTACGAAGCATACTTGGATGTACCAATGGAAAACTTAATTTGCTTATGTTTAATTTCTCATTAGCAGATTTAAGTCGTATTCTTATGAAATACTTTTCACCTGAACTATTCCACATACTACCTGATACACCAATAACCAAATTCAAATTAACTCTGTAATTCTGACTCTCAAGTTTTTGTATTATCCTAAACGCTTTTACACTTTCATCAATTATCTGTTGTGAACTAACCCTTGAACTATAATCAAGTGATTTATTTAATGTAACGACTTTCTGTTTCATTGGTACCATCTGTCGTCTCACCATATTGTTTGGTATTCCCATTAAATATAATGGAACGATTGGATGGTACCCTTGAACAGATTGAACATTTCTGCTAGTCATTGTAGGTTCAAACTTACCTTCAGCCTTAAGCTTATTCTTTAACCTCTCTGACATTTCAGTCCAACCATTTTTGAATAACTCACACGCTTCTTCAAATGTATTAGTACCAAACCAATCATTTCGTCTACTTCCAGTTTCTGTAGAACTTAACGTCTGCCATCTGAAAGTTTCATTCAATGGAGTTGTAGTAATATATCTGTAAAAATCTTCAAGTGAGCTAAATTCAATTTTCTGCATTTGTCCTTGTGTTTCGATATTCATAATCGCTACCTCTCAATCTGATACCATTATATCATATAATTTTATGTACGTCAATAGAGGGTATGGAATTTATTTATCTTGTAAACTTAAAGAACAGCTCTGGATGTGTTTCTTTCCATTCTTTCTCTGCCTTCTTTTGAGCTTCAAGTTTTGCTTTTTGTTCAATATATTCCTCGCAATATTGGTGACAACCAGTTTGTCGTTTTGGAGGAACACATCCTTTACAACAAGTAATTCCAAACACTATTTCTCTACCTCCAATTTAGAGTGGTCTCCATTAAACCAAAACATACTAATTGCTGAACTATCAGAAGCATCATTATTATACATATACTTCTTATCATCTTTCTTAAAGACACCCTTAGTCTTACGAGTTCCTGTCACATCAATTAGTATAGAACTTCTAAACCCCTGCTTAATACACCACTGCACCGTAGGCCACTTTTCATCTGGTACACCATACTTATTTCTCTTTGGTTTTGATGTACCTACAACTTGTGCTTTCCAACATCTCGTGTCTACTGAATAAGTTTCTATATTAAACGTGGACATAACATCTACAATAACACTGTTTAATGCTCCAATAGATTTTATGTAGTCTATATTTATAAACCCTTGAGACTTCAATCTTATACGTTCAATAACACAAACTATTTCGACACCTTTCGGCTTAATCTGATATACCATTTCAGCCAGTTTCTTTCTAAGTACTTTTCTTTTCTCTGAATTATTTTTGTATTTATCAAGATGAATACTTCTTACCAATAATAATTTACCATCAGCAGAAATACTCACACCTGTATTCTGATAGGACTGGTCAATACCTATGCTGATAGTTTTGTATTTAGTTTTTGACATCCTCATACACATCCTTTCATCACAGTCTTGACAATCCATATAAATAGCTCTCCCAAATATTGGACAAGGTCTACTCATTATCTTTCAATCCCTTAACCTATTCGGCAATCACTATATCATCAAATACAACAGGAATAAGAGTTTTCAATTCTTCAAGCAATGGACGAGTTATCTGTTCCATCTGAGGATGTGCAGGACCAGTAGCTCTTGCTGCTCTTAACTTAAAGAAATGTCTCCATTCTCTATAGTTAGTAGTCATTACCACTTCTGTCTTTATGCTATTAGGTAAAATAGAACGAGCTTCCTGAGGAGTACATCCAGGTTGGCTCATCAACCTACAATATTCATCCTCTGCTTTCTTACATACTTCAAGCCACCTTGAATATTCAAAACTATCTTTATCCCAAAAGAAAGGTCTGATAAAAGTTAATTCATTACCAAACTTATCTTTGGAATAATTACAGTAACGAGTACTCTCCTGAGCGAAACTTGCTATTCTATGTCTAACCAATTCATGTGATACTCCCCTATCACAAATAAATCTTATAGACAAAGAAGAGTGCTCAAGCATAGCTTCATGCTGTCTTTTAATCAGACCAGCTACAAACTGCTTAGCACTTTCATCTGTTATCTTATCCTCTGACTTATAGCATGTTCTACCTGCACGTTCTATCAACTGAAGTTCTGTCCCGTTTATTGGACTCAATATCTGATACCCCGGTTCTATTACCTTCATCTTTACTTTTCCTTTCTCGTTTTTGTTTTCTGAACTTACCGGCTACCATAAATGTAGCTCTATGACAATTCGTCTCCAATTCTAACCCCTCCACCATTGATATTCCAGCAAGCATTTCTCAATGCACACTGTTCGCAACGTTTACAATCAGGAGATTTAGCATCTTTAGGACGTTTCACCATTTTATGCTCTGTCATAACTCGCTTATATCCATATTTAATTTGTTCTGCTCTATCAATAAATGGAGCTACAATGCCAGGGTCAAAATCATAAACCTCAACCTTAATATCCTGAGTATTCTTATCTTCACTCAAAACAAATCCTTTATGAATACCGGTTAAATACATATACCACTGAAGCTGTTTCCATGCACTTGGATGTTTTGTCATTTTCTGAAACTGATATGTATTAACCGACTTGAGTTCTCCAACCATCATACCATCATAAAACTCAGGAATGCAACATATAATATCAGGTGTAAAACTGATACGATATTTTTTATTGAACTGAGTTACATCCAAATCATCAGCCGATGCATAACCTCCACGAATTAACAACCTCTGCCATTTCTCATGTATAGCATTTCCCTCTTCAAAAATTCTCTTTAAGCCTACCGGAAGCTGCTCACCCTGGAGCTGTCTATACATCAGTGAGAGAACCTGCATTCTTAAACAAAACTCTTTATCTCCCTTTATCAAAGCTGAAGCATGTAGACCAACTCTTTCCTGAGTTTCTGCACCTCTTGTCATAACCATCTTAACAAACTTTGCTTCTTCTTTAATGTTCTTTTCAAGAAAGAATAGCTTATTTAAGTAACCCTCAAGTTCTGTAGCCTCACTTGATTGTATCTTTGTTCTATTCCCGGTAGCTTCCTTTTTAATATCATCAAGAAGCTTACCCATACTACTTATCCTTTCTGTACATAATACTGTTTACCATCAACTACTACTTCATCTTCTGTAAGTACATAGTCGATATTTACTTTTTCATACCACCCTAACTCTTTAGGATTTTCTCCAGGAACTTCTACCTTTTGGTAGTATGTCTTTTCAACATCTACTTCTGTATCAGATGAAAGTACATATTCTTCATCTACCAACTCATACCATCCCTGCTCCTGAGGATTACCTTCCGGATTTTCAACGACTTCATAAGTTTCTGTAGGACCAACAGGATTTTGTATCGGTACAAACTTATTATCCTGTACAAACTCATATTCCATGTGAGCTGTTAAATCCCTGAGCTTATTCCTACAATCAAGACATACATCAACTTCCTGCTGATAGAACTGGTCTGAACCATTTACAACATTCTTACCATAGAATAACTGCATCTTTCTTGTAGGATTATTACTTGTAGCATCTACACCACAAACATCACATTTGATTGTCTTACTCAACTTCTTCCTCCTCCTTGTTATCAATCAACTTGATAAGCATATCAAGCTGTTCATCTTCATAATCACAACCAGATGAACCATATAACTCTACTGCCTTATTACAATACCAATTTGCTTTCTCAAGGTCCTCTCTACCATTCTTATGTTTATATCTCCAAACATATTTGAATGCATTACACTTACAGAAATCAACAACAGCTCCTCTACCGAATGCTACTGTCATAGCTTCTATACATTCAATACTGGTTGTATCAGCATAATGTTTAGGATGATTTACATTATCCTCATTTTTACTCATTTCTTCTTTCTCCTAACTTTTCCATATACAGACTTTTTCTTATCTGAAGTCCAATCATAATTTGTTTCTGTTACAGGA